TATCACTCGTGTTACCCTTAAGATTAGTAAGTCTCATGACCCAGAAAAACCGATGTACGGTATTTCGAAACTTGATATTAAGGACGTTGTTCGAATTGGAGAGGATATGGCTTTATTCCATGTTTCAGATATGTATTTCAAGGATATTACCATGCACTTCCAAGAAGAATTGTCTTTTAGTAATTCTACTGGGTTTGTGGGTAAACAACCTATTAAGGTCTCATATTTGAAGAGGTCTCCTCTTATTCAAGACAAGAACCGCGAAACCTTCCAATTAAGGGACTGTGTATCGTATAAGTGGGCTGACCACTTTTCAGGAGCTTGTGGATTGCCCGTGATCATGCGTGTAAATGGAGGTGCCTTTATAGTTGGAGTCCACGTTGCTGGAACACATGGATACGGTGATTGCTATGCACAGAGAGTAACAAGAGAGGAATTGAAAGCAGCTTTGCCAAGTGTACACTCCCAAAGTTTGATAACACTAAGTTCCACTTCTCAGTTAGAATATAAGTTAGAGGATTCTGTCCCTAAATCACCGTTTCGCTTTATGGAGACTCCAGGCTTGCATTACTATGGCAAGCTTCCAGGAAGCGTAATGGTCAATAAGAAATCTAATTTGAAGAAGAGCGCTTTTAGTGCTGGATTTTTAAATAGTTTCTTTTTTGATCGTTTGGATCATATTAGAGAAACTGTCTATCGTAAACCCGTTATGGTTCCTACTGTGCGTAATGGCGAGTATATCTCTCCTTATAACATAGCTTTGAGTAAGTTGGGGCTAGAAAATGTCGCACTTGACAGATCTATTTTGACAAGGATTGTCGATGAGCTGATAGAACGATTTACTCAAGGTTTGCGCGATAGAGGCGTAAAGGATATTCGACCTTGGGACGTAGAAACTTCTATTAATGCGCAGTCGTATGATGCATATTGTCGTAGCTTGAATAGTAGTACAGCGGCTGGCTTCGGTTGGCCAGGTAGTAAATCTGTTTATTTACCTATAGTCTATGAAGGTGAAGGTAGTATCACCAGAGAACCAGATGAGTCTCTGAAGAGTGTTCTGGTATCGGATTTAGGCAAATATTTAGAAGGATATACAAACAATCATATATACGCTGCAAACTTGAAAGATGAACCTCGCGATAGTGAGAAGGTTAAGTTGGGTAAGACCCGACTGTTTTATGCCACTCCTATAAATTGCTTGGTTGAGAGTAGAATGTATTTGGGTCCTTTCTATAGTCTAATGGTTGAATTCGGAGATCTGTTTTGCACTGCTGTCGGAATAGACATGCACACCGAGGCAAAAAGTGTCGCCGATATGAGTAAATTTTCAGAAGATATAATGGAGGGCGACTATGGATCTTATGATCTTACTATGCCACCTGATTTGGGATGGGCAGCCAACTCTGTTATATATGGAGTTTTGAAGAACATGGGATACAATGAAAAGGCTTTACAAGTATTGACCGGTATTATGACTGACAATATGTTTCCCCATGT